AAAATATTCAAACATTGTTATAGTCCTGGTATATTATATTTATACCCAACGAGTTACCGTCAATTCGATGGAGTTATCATCCATTTCCCATTCTTCAGCAACTTGAAACCCTAATTCCTTTACAGTATTATGAATACTCATCCTTGCATACTGCTGAGTAACTTTCTCTACAAACCTGGAAGGTGGTACATCTAGGCTCCATGTTTGTTCATCAGCAACTAAATCATAAGAATTAGTACGAGGATTAAAACGGAATCCAATATCATTAGTAATACAAACATCCGCCTCAACTACGGGATGATTTTTCCCATGTTCCCCGGCGATAACGAGTTCCCTATCCTGTTTGACCTCATATTGAAGCACTTCTAATGCTTCAAGAAGAATAGGTTTTTCTTTTATCTTGGTGGTGATATAACTGAAATGTGACATTACGCGCACTCCGAATCGTGGGACCATTCCTCAACTTCTTCTTCAACCTGTAACTGTTGATAATATTCTGGTTTGTACTCTTTGCGAGTTACATTACCAAGGTTTTCTTCTATTTGTAAAGTAAGTTGTTCACATTCTTTACCAACTGTACCAATAACTTCTTCTGTTACAGTACCGTCTTGTCTGATATTGAACTTAAGAGTCTGTTGTTGTGTCATGATTAGAAAGCGTGATTGTGGACTTGTAAATCACCTTGGTCAATATTATCTACATGATCTAAATGATCAATATGTTCAATATGACCATGATCAATATTTATATGCAGAGGACCACCTTCAAGAACCGTAGCGATTCTCTCAAGACTGTCAGCAATGCGTTCCAGATCTTTATTCATAGGAAAATGGAGGATTATCCTATATTATAACACAAAATATTTATGGTGTCCCGAATGGATTTTGTTCTGTGAAGTCTAATATTTCATCTGCGGCCTCCTCTATATTAAAGTTATCTGCAAATCCATCTTCTGTTGGATCTAAATCAATCTGCCTTACTGCATGTACAGCACCTGATGTTTGACCCACTAATTTCTCTCCTAATGTCCATGATCCACTGACAGAAGCCAATTCTATTACATTTGTTTCTGCATTCCAAGTCCTTACCCTAGCAGTGGTGCTACTAATGGATCCAATAACTTCTTCATTAAACTGGAAGTTACCACTATATGTTACACCTGCCCCCGTAATATTCAAGGTTGGTGCAGTGCTATATCCCATACCAGCATTGGTTATATTGATAGAAGTAATACTTCCACTTGAATCTAGTACAGCCGTAGCAGCAGCACCAGCCGTGCTAACACCTGTCTTAAATATTTCATTTGTAAAGGTAATAGTTGGACTTGTGGTATATCCACTACCACCAGCAGTAACTGTTACAATACCAATACCATCATTACTTACAACCGCTGTTCCTGCTGCGCCGGTTCCACCGTTACCAAAGATACTAATTGTAGGAGGATCAGTTACAGCATAACCCGCACCAGCATTTTGTAAATCTACATTCTGAATTGATCTAGTTGCCGGATTAACTCCCTTATTACATACAACCATTCCAGCAATAAATCTTACTGTTGCTATACCTGTTATTCCACCCGATGGTGCAGAAGAAATAGCAACGGTAGGACCACCTAGATATCCTCCACCACGGTTAGAAAGTTCAATATATCTAATACCACCAGTAACAATACCAGTGACAGCAGTTGCTGTTACTCCTGTTCCAACCAGAGTAAGTGTTTGAGTTGGTCCAATAATTGTTGAAAGACCATCTCCTGACACACCATCATAATCATCTCCTATTAGAGAATCATCAATCTCTTCAACCCCAGTATCAATAACCTCATCCTCGTAAACGAAGAGTTCGCATCTTAGAGTATATACATAAGTTTTCTTAAGTTGATAGAAAGGCTTTTCATGTTCTACAAACTTAATCTCAAATAAACGATCACCTAATGGAAAATAAATTAAATCCCCTTCCTTAGGTCGTGTAGTAAGTTTTACATTGGCCTCATTTTCCATTAGAGGTTCAATATAAGTTTCCCACCTATCTCTTGAAATAGTGAGAGTTACTTCATTCTTTTGTTCAATACCAAACTTTGATAAAATTACAGGATTTTCACCATAACCATCATAAGTGTCCAAATATGCTTCTAATGGATAAGCATCATCAAATTTGGATCTAACAACTTCTCTTATTACAGTTCCTTCTTTTATATATTTGCGAGGTAAATAATGCACCTCAACACCATACATCCTCAACTGTTCGTTGATTAGATCTTGTACTAAATTTTGTTCAGATCTAGAACCTTGTTGAAAATACGGGTTAAGTGCCATATCATCCTATCATGTCTAATGGTGGAAGTTCATAAGTATTAGACATAATCTCTCTAATTCGGTCCAACTCTTTTTCAGCATCATCATATATTTGTCTTCCATTCATCTCTATTCCACCTGGTAATTTAACTCCGTTGAATTTTAATAAATTTTGTCCCCACTGTTTTTTAATCAAAGCAACCGTATAGGGTTTCAAGAAAGAATCATTCCATACTCTTGTATAGTCTGTGGGATCCATTGCTCTCCAACAATCAATAACCAAATAATCCCCTGCTCTGAGACTACTCCAATCAATATCAAGATATAAACGATCTTGTCTTTGATTAAATCTTATTTGTTTCTGAGTTGTTAATAGAAACTCGATGTCAGACAAATACGTTTTAGTCATTGCATAAGTCAACATCTCCATCGCACCAAAGAAGTAAATATCATTTAAGAATAATTGATATTTAACACTAAACATATTATTAGTGATAGTATTTGCACCATCAAAATGGAAAACTTTTGTACAACCAATAATAGCAGGAGGGATTTCTAGATAATTACTATTTTCTTCATAATCAAATTGTATTTCTGTACCATTAATAGTAGCAGTGGCACTACTTGTAGTTATTCCCGTTACTCCCGTTTGTCCTGGACCTTTTCCTCTATCAATATCATCATCGGTTACTTTATACTTTAAATATGTCTGCGCTACACCATCAAAATGTCTTTCCTGAAAATATTGAATAGCATCATCTACAATATCTTCTATTTGCTCATCAGCAACATTAATTTCCAATACAGGAGCCCCTAACTGCCTTTTGCAGTAATCGATAAATTGGGATCTGGATGCTGGTTTAGCCATCTATACAATACCTCTACAATATTTAGGGTGCCGAAGCAATACCCGCATAAACGAGTATATTACCATTTACCATATTATAAACAGTAGTTGCACTTCCGGCTCTATTAAAAGTAACTGCTGTACCTGGTAATACCTCTAACGGTGAAGTAGAGGCACTTCCAATATAAGATGTAGATAATCCACCCGAAGATTCAACAGCATTAACATAAACACTTGTTAAAGCAGATCCCACCGTTATTGAATCACCTACTGCAACATTGGTAATTGAATTAACAGTAAATGCAGTACTTCCTACTCCAACTGTTGATCCCACTGCAATAGCAGTATCAAGAACTGATTTAGTTTCAACCTCAGGAGTCATTAATATATTATATTCATATCTTCCTTCTGCAAGACTTCTTGTGGCTGTTGTACCTAATGAAATAGTAAATTGCCCATCATAAGCACTTGTGAATCCTACGGTAAAAGTGGCAGCAGCAACTGTCGTTGAACCAACACTGGTACTTTTTCTCATTTGAGCAGAACCAGTCCACCCTGTTAAATCATACTTTGTATTAGAAGTAGTAGTTACATTAAAAATGTTCCTAAAATTAGCACCACCATAAAGAGCCAAATCCGCTGCCGATGGAACTCCTGCTTCGGGATCAAATGTAAAGCTTTTAGTGGACATTTGAAACTAACTCCTTAAGTAAAGATTTGATCTCATTCATTTCATTTTTTAAATTAACAAGATCTTGCTCAAGATTATGAGAATGTTGAACTTCTGCTTTTTTAGCATCACGTCGTGCAACATACTTTTCATAATCTAAATCATTGGTATTCACAATGGCACCCGTTTCAGAACTCTTAAGCAGATCTACATGCCCTTTTACTCCGTGATAGGTCATATTATGCTAACGCAATTACGCGGAGATCCTTCACTCGTGGTACATAAACTTGACTCTTAGAAGTCATCAGAATCTTAATTCTATAAGCTCTGAAGGAAGGTAATTGATCCACAGTAAATGTATAATCCCTAAATTCCAAAGTTTCAGCACTAAATCCAGAAGAATTAGCTTTTGGAACAAATTTATCAGAAAGACCATTATTATCTTCTGCTGCAATCACCTGACCTCTATTATTAAGATTTTGATATCCAGGGAATGGAACAAAGATAGGATCTGCAGCTTCCTTATTATGAACTGCATAGAATAATCTAATATCCGCATCTTCATGAACATGAGAAGATAAAATTACTTTCAAAGATGTTGCATGATTTTCCAATAACATTTCCTTAGAAATATATTGACAAGAAGTAGGATCTGTCTCCACTGTACTTATACGATCATCTGTTGCATAATTTACAATTACGTCATTAACCCTATTAGAAGTAAGAATGGTACTCATTCTTTGACCGTCCACTACAGGACTGACATGAGTATCAGCAGTATTAAGTGAGAGAGTCATTTGTAACGATTTACTTCCCTTAACATCAGATAAGAAAGTATCTTCATTAAGTTTAGAAGCAATGATACGAGGACTATCCAAATAATTAGTCTGATTTAATGTTAAAGGTTCTGAATCAGTTTGTATATAAGGAATTTCATTTCCACTTATACTCTTGGCATCAATCATGCGAGCAGTAGCACTTAATGATGTAGCAGGAACAGTTATATTTTGAACCATTGGAGTGATAAGTTCATATGGCATATTCTGAGTTGCTCTTACCTTATATCCACCGCTAGATTTAGAATTATTAAGATAAAGAGCAGGCCACCCTACATCAGTATTTCTCGCAGTA